AGAATGATAATTAACGCAGTATTTGGAAACGAAAATATAACATAATATGAATTCAGAAGCAGAATTACTACAAAAATTAATGGTCTCAAAAAAGATCATGGAAAAACATAATGATATGGGTAGAGGTCAAGCTCGTAACATAAACATGGGAAATGATTACTCAAGTCCAATGGTTGAAAGTTATGATGCTCCTGTTGCAAAATACAATTTACCTGCAGATATTTTAGAAGAATCAAGACCTGTATCACAACCAAGACAATCTAATGTACCTATGGAAGATAGAATTGCAAGTTCTAAATTACCTGACGAAATTAAAAGACTAATGATGGAACACCCCATCCAACAACCTACAATGGGTATGTCATCAGGAGCGGTTTTAAGTAATGATTTAGTAGAAAAAGCTTCAAGGTTAATGAATACAAATGCTAAAGGAGATCAAATTATTGAAGGTAAACAAAGACAACAAACACAACAAGTACAAACATCAAGTTCATTATCGGCAAATCAAATAAGAGAAATTGTTAGAGAAACAGTCCAAGACGTTTTAAAAGAAAACGGTCTTTTGGTTGAATCTGAGTCAAATAGTGGGGAAATGTTTAAATTTAGAGTTGGTCAACATTTATTTGAAGGTAAAGTTTTGAAAGTTAAAAAAATCGCAAAATAAAAAATACTTTTCAGGCGTGAAATAAATACTCATCTTATGATGGGTATTTTTTTTTATTATTGATTATTGTGTGTAAAATTCTTAGATTTCTACAAAAGAAATTTATGTCTAAAATTAAAGTATTAGTATTACCTTCCGACACAAGTGGTGTTGGTAAATATCGTTCAGTAGATCCACATATCAATCTACAAAATTTATATCCTGATGATTTCCACATTGATATTGATTATAAACCAAGAATTAATGATTTGAATTATTGGCAAAATTATCAAATAGTTCATTTTCATAGAAATTTTGGTGATTTGGATCAATGTCCAACAATAATTAAGTCTTTGAGGAGTTTGGGTATTATTGTAATTGCGGATATTGACGATTATTGGTTACCTACAAAAGAACACCCAATTCACAACCTAATTATTAATGATAAAATGCACCTTAAGATTGTAGAAAATCTAAAGGCGTCAGATTATGTAACAACAACTACAGAAATTTTTGCTAACGAAATTAGAAAATTTAACAAAAATGTTATTGTTTTCCCTAACGCAATTGATCCAAAAGAAGGTCAGTTTACAGAACCAACACTTCCTTCTGATAAAGTTCGTGTTGGTTGGTTAGGTGGATCATCACATTTACATGATTTAAAGTTGTTAGATGGTATGGTTAATAAACTTTCTCCTCTACAAGAAAAATTACAATACTATCTTTGTGGTTTTGACACAAGAGGAAGTGTTACAGAAATTAACAAAGATACTGGAGAAAAAAGACAAAGACCGATTAAGCCTCAAGAAACGGTTTGGTCGATGTATGAACATATTTTTACAGACAACTATAAAATTATTTCACCTGAATACAAATTGTTTTTAGATAGATTTAAAGAGGAAGAATATCCTGCAATCAAAACTGAAAACTATGTTAGAGTTTGGACTAGACCTACCGATTCATACGCAAGAAATTACGCTAAATTTGACATTTCATTAGCACCAATTAAAAATCACATTTTTAATAGAATGAAATCTCAATTAAAAGTTATTGAGGCCGGATTTTACAAAAAAGCTCTCATAGCATCCAATATAGGTCCTTACACAATTGATTTGAAACATTCATTAAAAAATGGTCAGTTTGTCGATGGAAATGCATTATTAGTTGATGAGTCAAAAAATCATAGTGATTGGGTAAAAAGTATTAAAAAACTTGTTGAGAACCCTAATATGATTATAGATCTTGGTGAAAAACTATATGAAACAGTAAAAGACAAATACGACATAAACAACGTGTCTCACGAAAGAGCATCGTTTTATAAATCATTAATAAAATAATTATGGATCAGAAAAAAGGAAAAATAGGATTTACAGCGGGTAACTTTGACTTGTTACATCCAGGTTACATTTACACATTTGAAACTGCAAAAGAACATTGCGATTATTTTATGGTATTTCTACAAAGGGATCCATCAGAAACTAGATACACAAAATATAAACCTGTCATCCCATTATACGAAAGATATAAAACATTAATGTCAATTAAGTACATTGATGAGGTAGTTTGTTATGACGATGAAGAAGATCTACAAAGATTAATTGAATTTTACAAACCTGATGTAAGAATCTTAGGTGATGATTATATCGGTAAAAGATTTACAGGAGACCATTTACCAATAGATGTTATCTATACTACAAGATCTCACGGATGGTCAACTACAAAAATTAAAGATCTTATTACGATACAAACTTTAAAACAAAATCCTGAAATTATTAAAAAAGTTGAGTTATGATTAATATCCCAATAACAAAAATTTTATTTTTAGATATTGAAACTGTTGGTGGTTGTGCCGATTACCAATCATGCATTCAATCAAATCCAAGAGTTGCAGAACAATTTGACAAATATTTTGATTGGTTTTTAAAAAGATTTCCTGAAGACAAAGAATGGGGGGAAGATAGAACAACCGAAGAACATATGGATATTGTATTTAGAAAAAGAGCAGCACTTGTTCCTGAATTTGCAAAAATCGTATGTGTATCCATGGCTTTTGTTTTAGATAATGGCGAAACCAAAAAACAAACATTTTCGGGTGATGATGAATATAAATTACTTTTGGAGGTTAGGGATTTGTTAAATAGATGTCATAAATTGGATTTTTATCTTTGTGGTCACAACCTCAAAAACTTTGACATTCCGATGTTGGCAAAACGAATGATTGTGAATGGAATTATGCCATCAAAGATTCTTCCTTCATACGATACAAAACCTTGGGAAGTTAAGGCGATTGACACTAAAGAAATTTGGCAATATGGTGCGTACACTGCAATTGGGTCATTAGATTTGATGTGTGCATGTTTAGATATCCCAACACCAAAAGATGGTGAGGTAAATGGAGGAATGGTTCACGAAGCATATTGGGGACACAACAGATTGAAAGAAATATCCGAATATTGTGAAAAAGATGTTGAGGTATTGATTGACGCAATAATGAAATTAAAAAGTTTAAAATAATGAGTAAAGAATTAGATAACATTAACGAGGAAGAAATTAATATGTTAATGAAACTACTTGATGAAATTGAAGTAGATGAATCCGAAGATATTGATTACAATGCGATTATGGATTCTTTTGGAATTGACATTGAGGAATTAGAAAAGGAAATGGAAGAGTACGTCCCTAAAATTGAAATGGGGGTTGTAAAATCAAATGAAGATACGGTTTTTCCATCGTATAATTATGAATCTGATTCAGGATTTGATTTGTATTCAATTGAGGAATGTTGGATACACGCATTTGATAGAAAATTAATTAACACTGGTTTGATCCTTGACATTCCTGAAGGATATGAAATACAGGTAAGATCTAAAAGTGGTTTAGCCCTTAAACAAGGTCTTATGGTTTTAAACTCTCCAGGCACAGTAGATCAAGGATATTTAGGTGAAATCCAAGTTATACTTTTCAACACTACAAATCAAAAGGTAAAAATTGAAAAGGGTCAAAAAATTGCACAAGCGGTTCTTTGTCCTGTTGTATCAGGAAAATGGGTTGAGTTTGTGGAAAAAAATAAATTAGAAAATAAAGATAGAAACGATAACGGTTTCGGATCAACAGGGGTATGATTACAATAGTTTATTCAACACATAAAGACGAAAACTATAATAACAAATTTAAACAACACTTATTACAAACTGTTGGTTTAAAAGATGTTCAAATTTTAGAGTTTGTAAATCACAATCAATATTCTCTTTCACAAGTTTATAATAGTGGTATTACACAATCTATTTATAATATTGTGGTTTGTTGTCATAATGATATTAAATTAGAGAAAAATTGGGGTAAAAAATTATTGGAAGATTTTTCAAATAATAATAGTTTTGGCATAATTGGAAAAGCGGGATCATGTTATTTTCCTGAAACAGGAGTTTATTGGGATAGGATGCATTATACAATGGTAGGTCAAGTTTACCACCACCCTAAAGGTCAAAAAAAATGGTTAAATAAATATTCTTCAAAATTACCATTTTTAATTCCTGTTGTAACAATTGATGGTCTTTTTATTTCTTTTGATAAAAACAAAATTAAACACAAATTTGATGAAACAATTGGTAAATTTCACTTCTATGATCATTTGTTTTGTTTACCAAATTATTTAGATGGTGTAAAAATTGGGGTCACCTCATCTTTTGAGATTATTCATGAATCCGTGGGTCAACCAAATAAAGAATTTTTTGATAGTAAAGAAAAATTTCTTGAGAAATGGGGAAGTAATCTACCATTAGATTTGAAGCCATCTGAAGTCTATGTTCCACAAATTAAAATTAAACCAATAAAAAATGTTGGTAAAGTAGCGGTTATAATCCCAACTAAGGGAAAAGTTGAAATCTTAAAAAAATGTGTTGATTCTTTTCATAAAAATTGTGATGAAAATCTATATGATATTTTTGTTGCCGATACAGGATCTTCGGAAGAAGAAAAAAAATGGGTCAAAGAAAATATTAGTAATATAAATTTAATAGAATATGATTACTACAATTTTGGTAAGATAAATAATGATGTTGTTAAAAATCACATTACTAATGATTATGAGTTTTTGTTATTTTGTAATAATGATGTTGAGTTATTAAATAATATCATTTACGGAATGTTAAAAACTTTTAAAACAAAAACCAAAGTAGGTACTGTTGGTGCTAGACTGCACTACCCAAACAACACAGTTCAACACGACGGAATTTCAATAATAATGAAACAAACCTCTAAGACTATAGTTGTTGATCATTTGACAAAAGAAACATATTATAAATTTATAACCGAAACTCAAGAAGTCGGAGGTAATACCGCAGCATTAATGATGATCAGAAAAAAAATGTTTGATTCTTTAGGTGGTTTTAATGAGAAATTTACACATTGTTTTGAGGATGCATATTTAAATTTACAAATAATAAAAAATGGATATCTTAATTATTGTTGTGGTGAGTGTGTTGCATATCATTACGAATCATTAACAAGAAATATTGATGAATCTAAAAAAGAATATATTGATGAATTTGACCAAATAATGTCTCCATACATAAGGGAAAATTTTGATAAATTTAAAAAATACACTATAATATCAAATTAATATGGAATCAATTATAACTTTTATAATCCCGTCTTTAAATAGACCAACAATTTTGAGAACAGTAGATTCATTATTGAATCAAACTAATCCAAATTGGAAAGCAATTATACTTTATGATGGAGTTGACGGGACTGAATTTAATAATGAAAAAATTAAAACTATCCGATTACCAAAAAAAGGATTGATGGGACCAAACAATGGTCAATCTGGTTTGGTAAGAAATGAAGGGATTAAAATTGCAGACACCGAATGGATTGGATTTTTAGACGATGATGACACTATACATCCAAATTATGTACAAACACTTTCAGAGAAATATCAAAAAAATGATTTTGTTGTTTGGAGAATGAAATATTTAAATGGGTTAGTTTTACCTGGCCTTACCGAAAACGACCTGAGATTCTCTAGGGTAGGTATATCTTTTTGTTTTAAAAGAAGTTTAGGTACAATTTTATTTGATGTGAATCGTGATGGTGAAGACTTTGATTTTTTAATGAAATTAAAAGGTTTAACGAATAATTGGGTCATAACCCCTGAAATATATTATAATGTAAGACACTAATGAAAATACTAATCAAATTTCCAACTAGAGGTAGACAAGAAAAATTTTTTAAGGTTTTGGATATGTATTATTCCTTTGCCAACAATTTAGATTTAATTGAATTTCAAATTTCTATAGATTCAGACGACCTTTCAATGAATAACGATGAAGTTATTCATAAATTCTCAACATACAAAAACTTAAAATACTCAATAGGTGAGAGTGTAAACAAAATACATGCCGTAAATAGGGATATAGTTGTTGGTGATTGGGACATAATATTGTTGGCATCAGATGACATGATACCAAAAATAAAAGGTTATGATGACATTATTAGAACAAAAATGAGAGATATCTATCCTGATACTGATGGTATTCTATGGTTTCATGATGGAAACCGAAAAGACCTTAACACTTTATGTATTTTAGGTAGAGAATATTATAAAAGATTCAACTACATATACCACCCTGATTATAAATCTTTATGGGCGGATAATGAATTTATGGTGGTTGGTAACATTTTGAAAAAACAGACATTCATCGATCAAGTAATTATTCACCACGAACATCCAGACTGGGGTTATGGTGGTGGAGATCAAATTCATAAATTAAACGTAAATAATAATAATCACGACATGGGAGTTTTTATGAGACGACAAAAAAATAATTTTGATTTATGAAAAAAATAATTTCTTTTAGTTTATGGGGTGACAATCCAGTTTACACCCAGGGAGCAATTAGAAATGCCGAATTGGCAAAAGAAATTTATCCTGATTGGGTTTGTAGATATTATATTGGTAAATCAACACCAAATAATATTATTGAAAGTTTGAGAAATTTTGATAATACTGAAGTTATTGAAATGGATAATGAGGGAGATTGGACTGGAATGTTTTGGAGATTTTACCCCGCCGGTGAAGATGATGTTGATGTTGTTATTGTCAGGGACTGCGATTCAAGATTAAACAATAGAGAAAAAGAAGCTGTTAATGAATGGTTAAATTCGGATAAAGGATTTCATATAATGAGGGACCACCCTTGGCACACAACCGCAATACTTGGTGGTATGTGGGGTTCAAAAAAAGGAGTAACTCCAAACATTAAACAACAAATAGAAAATTACGTTAAAGGTAATTTTTGGCAAGTTGACCAAAATTTTTTAAGAGATGTAATCTACCCGACAGTAAAAAATAACTCTTTAGTACACGATGAGTTTTTTGACAAAAAACCTTTTCCAACAAAAAGAGAACCGAAAAGATTTGTAGGACAAGCCTTCAATGATAAAGATGAATTATTACATCCTGAACATATTAATTTAATATAATGTTAGAACATAAAATATATTGTTGGTGGTTAAATAATGAAGATATGTCACAGAATAGACATGTCTCGTTGAATGATTTAAGAAATAAATCTAATTGTGAAGTTATTTTTATAACTAAAGATAATCTTAAAGATTATATTTTACCTGACTATCCTCTACACGAAGGGTATCAATATTTGTCTGAAATACAAAAAGGGGACTATCTTAAATGTTATTTTATGCATCATTATGGTGGTGGTTATTCTGACATCAAAAAAACTTTAGGTTCTTGGATCCCTTTTTTTAATCAATTAAATAATAATGAAAATTTATATGCTATAGGTTATGGTGAAAAGGAACCTGGTCATGTTGCAAGATTAGAAAACTGTGATTTAGACCCAACTAAGTCAAAATATTGTTTGGATTTTACAACAAATGAAGATGGTACCAAATGGAGTTCATCACACATAGTAAGAGAATGGTTTCATTTAATTGGTAATGGTGCATTTATATGTAAAAAAAATACACCATTTACAAGAGATTGGTGGAATGGATTAAACGAAAAGATGGATGGATATTTAGAGGATCTTAAAAAAAATCCATCTTCTTGGGGTAGAGATTCTAAAGACCATATAAATCCAAATACAGGGCAGATGTCTAATTACCCAATAAGATGGGCGGTAATAAATGGTAATATTTTTCACCCCCTTACCTTAAAATATAAGGATCATATTCTTAAAAACTTACACTATCCAATAACAATAAATTACCAATAAACTATAAACAAATGAAAATTAGCTTAGTAATCCCATCAACACCAAATCACTTTCGTTATATAGATTGTATATTAAAAAATTACGAAAATGGAACTGAAAAACCTGATGAAGTAATTATATCCGTATCAGAAGGAAACAGAATTAATTCTCAACTTGTTGAAGAATTAAAATCTAAATATAGTAATTCTTTTGGTCGATTAGAATTTGTGTTAAACAACAGGCAAGTTATGGAGGGTCCTAACAGAGGTATTGGGTCTGAACATACCACATGTGAATATATAACTTATCACGATTCAGACGATATACCTCATCCACAAAGAATAGAAATTATAAAACATTTTTTTAAAAATTACGACATACTACATTTGAATCATTCTTATAAATATGAAACGGGATTTGATGAAATAAAAATTGAAGACATTAAAATTGCGGATTCAAAAAAATTGTATAGTGATCATTTTGGGGATGGGAATTATACTGAAAGACCTTTAAACTATTTTCCTGACCCAAATAATAGAGCTTATGGTTGTTGTGTAGGTTTTTGGGTTTGTGGTGGACCAACAACGATTCATAGAAGTGTTTTGGATCATATTAAGTGGAATGAAAATAGAATCCTATCATATGATTACGATTTTTGTATGGATGTATTATTTAAATTTAATAAATCTATGGCAATTGACTCAACGTTAATTTGGTATAATAAAACGGGTAATGCTTCTTGGGCTTGTTAATTTTATAATTTATGAAATATATTTACCACCATTTAGGTTTAGGTGACCATATAATATGTAACGGACTTGTAAGACATTTTTGTGATTTACATGATGGAATTTCTATATTTTGTAAAACAAACAATTATGAAAATGTATCATGTATGTTCAGAGATGACGATAGAATAAAAATAATACCGTTGAAAGATGATAACGAAGTTATTAATTATATAAATCGTAATAAACTACATAATGATTTAATAAAAGTTGGTTTTGATAGTCTTTGGATTGGTAATCCCAAAACATTTGATATTGGTTTTTATAATACTGCAAATATACCATTTGAGTACAGATTCACAAAGTTTAAGTTTGAAAGGGACTATGAATTAGAAAAACAAATCATGAATGAGTTGAACCCAACAGGGGAGGATTATATATTTATTCACGACGACAAAACAAGGGGATTTTCAATTGACAGGAATAAAATTAGAAAAGATTTAAAAATAATTGAAAATGATGTTAAATATAATTTATTCCATATGTTAGGGATTATTGAGAATGCTAATGAAGTTCATATAATGCAATCATCATTCAAAGATTTTATCAACTCATTTAGACTTGATAAACCTTTATTCTATTATCATACTTATGTTAGGGATTACCCAGATAGTTACAACACAGAAGGACACAATAAATTTATAAAAATTAATTAAATAATGATCGGAGAAAAAATAGAAGATTTGATTAAAAACAAGACACAAAAACTTTTAAACGAAGGTAAAAATGTCGAATTACCTGAAGATATCATTGAGACAGATAATTTAGGTGAAGTGATTGAAAAATTATCAATTTTACATTGTAGAATGTGGTATTTAGAAGATGCTATTAGTGACGCAAAGTCTGATAATGAAATTGCGGAATTGAAAAGAAAAATAGATATTTGTTTTAAAATTAAAAGACCTAAATACGTCCAAGCAATTAATAGAATGGTTGAAAATTCTATAGTGAATAATAAGTCTTTAGTTGAGGATTCTGTTAAATTATATAAAGGGGTAAATGAATAATTTAGTAATTGGGAATACTTCACAATTAAGTTATTATTTCCCAAAAGATTACGAAAAGATTTCCTCAAGAAATTTAGATTTTAATAAAATAAAAGAAAAAAAATATAATAGGATATATCTTTTATTTGCGGAACAAAGAACATTCTTAAATGAAACTTTAGATTTTTTTAAAGAAGTTAATTTTAATTACACATTGAAAGTAATAGACGAGTTAAAAGACGTATGTAATAAAATTGTAATTTATTCTACTTCTGAATTGTGGAATAAATACGATGGCTGTGTGTCGGTAAATGATCCATATAATTATAACCCAACATCATATATCACATCTAAAGAACATTTATGTAATCACATAAATAACAATCGAGAAAACTATAGTAATGTGATCATTATTTACCCATTTAATTTTAACTCAGTCCACAGAAAAGAGGGATTCTTGTTTGGTAAAATATTCAAATCAATTTTGAATGACGAAAAAATTTCAATTGGTAACGTAGATTTTGAAAGGGATTTAATTCACCCAAGTGTAATTGTGAATGAATCAATAAAAACTAATGAGGACATATTAGTAGGGTCAGGTGAGTTATATAATGTAAAAAACTTTATTAAGGATATCTTTACACTATACAATAAAAATTCAGATGAATATATTTTAACTGATAATAAGAACAATTTAAATAATAAACGAAATGGTTACTATAGTTGTAAAAAATATTCTAACTATAATGACCTATTAAATCTTTCAATAAAAGACATATATGAGTATAAAGTTAGTTAAAGACACCATTGATTTTGATGATGTATCATTATTAATTGAGTGGTTAAAAACAAACCCAAGATTAACAAAAGGAGATCTAACAATCGAATTTGAGAAGGCTTGGTCTAAGTGGTTAGGAGTTAAATATTCGGTATTTGTTAATTCAGGTTCTTCTGCAAATTTAGCGGCAATATATTCTTTTATGTTGTCAAATAGAATGAGAAATAAAAAAATTGTGGTACCCGCCGTTTCTTGGGTTACTACCGTAACACCCGCAATACAACTTGGTTTAGAACCAATAATGTGTGAATGTGATGTGGATAATTTAGGTTTAGATATAAATCATTTGAAAGAAATTATTAAAAAAGACGACCCATCTGCAATTATTTTAGTTCATGTTTTAGGGATTCCTAATAATATGGATGAAATTGTCGAACTATGTAATGAAAATAATATCTTGTTAGTTGAGGACACTTGTGAGTCTATTGGTTCAAAATATAACGATAAAATGGTTGGTACTTTTGGTAAGATGTCAACATTTTCTTTTTATTTTGGTCACCATATCTCAACTATAGAAGGTGGTATGATATCTACAAATGATGAAGAATTATACCATATTTTACTATCGGTTAGATCACATGGTTGGGATAGAGATTTACCAAAAGAAACTCAAATTAAATTGAGGGAAAAATATAATATAAATAATTTTAGGGCCCTATATACGTTCTATTATCCAGGTTTCAATCTTAGATCAACAGACCTACAAGCATTTTTAGGATTGGGTCAGTTAAAAAAAATAGATCAAATTGTTGAAAACAGACATAAAAATTATTTGAAATATAAAAATGAAATAAAAAATGATTTTTGGAATGTTTCAGAACCAAAAGGATCATACGTGTCAAATTTTTCATTCCCAATAATTACAAAAAATATTGATAAATTAATTAAAAAATTAAATGAAAATGATGTTGAGTGTAGACCATTAATTTGTGGTTCAATTAATGAACATCCGTTTTGGTATGAAAGATATGGTAAACAAGAATTACCAAATTCAAAATTAGTACATGAGTACGGATTGTATTTACCAAACAATCATCAAATGACAGATGAAGAATTGGATAAAGTTATAAAAATTGTAAACGAAAATATATGAAAAAAGCGTTGATAACAGGTATTAACGGTCAGGATGGTTCTTACTTGGCGGAACTTTTATTAGAAAAAGGTTATGAAGTTTGGGGAACAGTAAAAAGAAACTCCGTTTCTGAAACTCAATCATCAAGAATTGAAAATCTTAGAGATAGTAATTCAGTAAATCTTGAATATGCTGATTTGTCTGACATGGCTTCACTAGTTCGTGTTTTGAGTAAAGTACAACCTGATGAGGTTTATAATTTAGCGGCACAATCTCACGTAAGAATTAGTTTTGACCAACCAATATACACGGCAAATGTTACAGGTGTTGGTACATTAAATTTATTAGAAGCGGTTAGGTTGGTTTCACCACATTCAAAAATATATCAAGCATCTTCTTCTGAAATGTTTGGTAATAGTATTGACAACGATGGTTATCAAAGAGAAACAACACCAATGAATCCTGTGTCACCTTATGGGTGTGCAAAAGTATTTTCATATAATATTTGTAGAAATTATAGAAATTCTTATGGTATGAAAATATGGAATGGTATTTTATTTAATCATGAATCACCTAGAAGAGGGACAAACTTTGTAACTAATAAAGTTGTAAAAGCGGCAGTAAGAATTAGTTTGGGATTACAAGATAAATTACATTTGGGGAATCTTGAAGCAACGAGAGATTGGGGTCATGCAAAAGATTACGTTGAAGCAATGTGGTTAATGTTACAAACTGATAAACCTGATGATTATGTATGTGCCACTGGTATATCTCACTCTGTGAGGGATCTATGTAAATATACATTCTCAAAATTAGGTTTAGATTTTAACAACTATGTTATTGTTGACGAAAAACATTTCAGACCTGAAGAGTTAGAAAATTTAAAAGGAGACTCAACTAAAATGAGAAAAGCTTTGTCTTGGGAACCTAAATACACATTTGAATCTATGATAGATGAGATGGTTGAATATTGGTTAGATTATTATGGAAAATAAAATATTAATAACAGGTGGATATGGTTTAGTTGGTTCTGAGTTTGTCGGTGAACAATATTTCAAACCTACATCAAAAGAATATGATCTAAGAAAAACAGAAGACACTAATAGATTAATGGTTAAACATTTTGATGGTGTCATACATTGTGCAGGTAAAGTAGGTGGTGTTGGTGGTAATATGAATCACAAAGGTGAATTTTTTTACGATAATATAATGATGAATACGAATGTGATTGAGGGTGCTAGATTATCTAAAGTTAAAAATTTAGTGGCTTTTTTATCAACATGCGTGTTTCCTGATCAAGTTGATTATCCTCTAACTGAGAAAAAAATTCATTTAGGACCACCTCATTTCTCTAACGACGCTTATGCATATTCAAAAAGAATGACAGACATTCAAATCAGATCGTATAAAGAACAATACGGATTAAATTATAAATCTGTCATACCTTGTAACATTTATGGTCCAAACGATAACTACGATGTTGTTAATGGACACGTAATACCATCTCTTATACATAAATGTTATTTAGCAAGAGAAAATAAAACCCCACTTAAAATATGGGGTTCTGGAAAACCATTGAGGGAGTTTATTTTTAGTAGAGATGTTGCAAAACTAACTGAATGGGTTTTACACAATTATAATGAAAATGAACCAATTATATTGTCAACTTCAGAGGAAGTACAAATTATGGATGTCGTAAGTATAATTGTTGAATTAATGAATTTTAAAGGTGAGGTAATATATGACTCATCAAAACCTGACGGTCAATTTAGAAAACCGTCAGACAATTTCAAAATAAAACATTATTTACCTAATTTTGAATTTACCCCAATTTACGAAGGTTTGAAAGAAACTATACATTTTTTTGAGAGTAACTATAATAAAATTAGAAAATAATATATGATAAGAAACATACTAGTAACAGGTGGTTTGGGATATATTGGTAGCCACACTGTTGTCCAATTAATAGAAAATAACTACAATGTTATAATTTTAGATAATTTGTCTAACTCAGATCTAACCATGTTAGATAAGATTGAGGTTATTACCAATAAAAAACCAAAACTATATATCGGTGACATAAGGGATAAAAACTTACTTAATAAAATTTTGAGTGAGAATATAATAACTGACGTAATTCATTTTGCAGCATTAAAATCTGTATATGAATCAACAATTAAACCATTAGAATATTATGAAAATAATGTTGTTGGTACAATTACATTATTAGAAATGATGAAAAAGTTTAACGTTAAAAATTTAATTTTTTCATCTTCTTGTACCGTGTATGGTGAACCTGATAACTATCCAGTAACCGAACATACACCAGTAAAAAAACCTAAAACAACTTACGGACTAACTAAAAGTATTTGTGAAACAATAATAGAAGATATCACAGATATCAGATGTGTTTGCTTAAGATACTTTAACCCTATCGGTAATCATAAAACAGGAATTATTTACGAAAAACCAAATGGTGTCCCTGAAAATTTAATGCCATACTTAATAGGTGTTATAAAAGGAGAATATGAATATTTGAGAGTCTTTGGTAACGACTACAATACAAAAGATGGTACTGCAATACGAGATTATATAGACGTTAATGATTTAGCAAATGCTCACGTAAAATCATTAAATGTTGTCAACGATATAACACATGAAATAATCAATGTTGGTACTGGAAATGGGTATAGTGTTATGGAAATTATCAACACATTTAAAAATAAAGGTTATGATGTACCCTATAAAATATATCCAAAAAGAACCGGAGATATAGAAAAAATATGGGCCGATATAAGTAAGTCCAAAAAGATCTTAAATTGGGAACCAAAAAATAACATTTCAAACAGTATAGATTCCATAATAAACTCAATAAACCTTGATGTTGACAAATAAAACATCGTAGAGTAAAATTAAAATATGACAAGAAGAAAACCACAACCAACAGAGGAACCTTATGTACCTTTGAATTCTAAAAGAGATATAATCTCCCAAGTAGTTAAGAAAAAACAAAAAAGTAAATTTCTTACCGAAAATCAAAAAATATATTACGAAACATTATTAAATAATCAAATTACAATCTGTTCAGGTCCTGCGGGTGTTGGTAAAAGTTTTATTGCCATGAAAACAGCGGTAGATCTTTTATTAGATGATGGTAATGGATATGATAAAATCATAATTGTAAGACCAGCGGTTGAGGCAGAAGAAAAATTAGGAGCTTTACCTGGTAATTTAGAAGAAAAATTAGATCCATATATTTTCCCATCTTACTATTTGTTAAATAAAATTATTGGTAAAGAGGCTAGAGAAAAATTAAAAGATGCAGAAGTAATTGAGGTTTTTGCTTTAGCATATATGAGAGGTATGACAATAGACAATTCAATTTTAATTTTTGAGGAAGCACAAAATGCAACACCAAAACAAATGAAATTACTATTGACAAGAATTGGTACCAACACTAAATTCTTTATCTCTGGCGACATTGAGCAAACCGATAGATATAAAGATAAAAAACACTCAGGTCTTTATGATGCGATAACAAGATTTAATGGTATAAACGGAATTGGGATTTTTGAGTTTGGCGATAAAGATGGTGTAAGAAATCCAATAATTACTAAAATATTACAAAAATATGATGAAGATAGGGATTGATATTAATGGTGTATTGAGAGATACGGTTGGTAAATTTACTCAACTATATGAAAAACATTTGATCGAGAGTAATGAAAATGAAGAGGTTATTCAAACAACCTATGAACTTGATATGTCAGGTAATACAACACCAATAACAGAAAATTTAGAAAAATTTGAATATAAAAAAATATCGGATGTCGATTCTTTAGAGTTGGATAAACATTTTTCTTTCAGAAGTAAGGATGAGTTATTTAATTTTATGTACGAAGAATATGCGATGGAATTATTTGGACACGCTCCATCTACAGAAATGACGACATTTAATATACTTAATGAAATTTATTTTAATTTAAGAGATAAGAATGAATTAGTAATTGTTTCAGGAGAAATAGGTAAATCAAAACCATCTTCATTGTTTTTCTTATCAAAATTTGGATGTTTGTTGGAAAAAGTAGTTTTTTTCAGTGAAATAACAAAAAACAATATGTGGGATCAAATAGATATTTTACTTACCGCAGATCCTATTCTATTATTAGAAAAACCTGTAGGTAAAATTGTTGTTAAGTTTAACACTTCCTACAATAAACAAATCAAATCAGATTATGAAATTTCTTCACTTTCTGAATTTGAACAGATAATACAAAACCTTAAACAAAATGTTTAAAATTCTTGGTGAAAATTACTACGTCGACTTAGATAAAATTGAAAAAGAAGTTGAGTTAGTAGGTACAAGTGGGGAATCCCAAATCCATTTAGTTAAATACGAGATGATAAAAAATATGGTAGAAACTATTCTTACTGAAAACGAAGTGGTTGATGAAAATATGGGTTTCAAAACTAATGAAGTTACCCTTCCTTTTAAAATCTCTTTTAATACATTACTAATGAAAAAAATAATAAATAAATTATAATAGATATGAATACAGAACAAATCACAAAATTGGAAAATTCTATCAACAACATGAAAGAAAAGTTGTCTAGAATTTATTTCATAGTACAAGACACAAAAGGAAACGCTAAGGCATCTGTTAGATACATTTACCAAATGGCATTAACATTAAAAAGAAACGGATATAACTCAATTATCCTTCATGAAAAACCTGAATACTACGGTGTTGAGACTTGGTTAGGAGACGAGTATATGTCTGAATTAGAACACAGAGCCATTGAGGGTACTAGTTTAGAAATTTCACCAGATGATTTAATTATCATTCCTGAAATTTATGGTTTTATCATGGACCAAATTACTAAATTACCTTGTGGTAAAATTGTTCTTTGTCAAGCATTTGACCATATATTTGAGACTTTACAACCAGGTCAAACTTGGAGTCAATTAGGGTTCTACAAATGTATCACAACTTCTAACAAACAAAAAGAACTTATTGAGTCAGTTATGAGAAATGTATATGTTGATGTTATTTCACCATATGTTTCAGATACATTCCAAAAAAATGTCTTCCCACCTAAAACTATTGTGAACATTCACACAAGAGACCATAGAGATACGACTAATCTAATCAAAACATTTTATGCTAAATTCCCACAATATAGATGGATCACATTTAGAGATTTAAGAGGTTTGTCTGAAGAAGAATTTAGTGAAGCAATGAAAGATAGTTTTATCTCTGTTTGGATTGACCAAACAAGTTCTTTTGGGACTTTCCCATTAGAGTCTATGAAAATGGGTATTCCAGTATTAGGTTTAGTTCCTGACTATGTACCGTCATGGATGAACGAAGACAATGGTCTGTGGGTAAATAATAAAACAATTATTGTTGATGTATTATCTGATTATATCCAAAATTGGTTAGAAGATAATTTAAATCCTGAATTGTTCTCTAATATGGATTTAACAATTGAATCAATCAATGATTTTGAGAAATTCCAAACAGAAACATTAGAATTGTTTGGTAAAATGTTTGAGAGTAGAATCACTTCTTTTGAAGATCAACTAGAAAAAATTGAAACAGTATAATTATGAGTATCGAAAATAAAATATCAGTTATTTTACCTATTAAATCAGGTAAAGCAATAGACTTCAAAGAGTTCTTTGATAAGTGTATCCAATCAATCAGAAATCAAGGTGATTATTTAAATGAACTAATTATTGTTCATGGTTCTGAAGATTATTTAACTAACTTCTTAAACGATTATGAATTTAGTGGATTGACAGTTGTTAATGAGGTTTGGGATAAAGAACCTAATTTTGCAAAACAAGTGAATAGAGGTGTCGAGTTAGCAAAATCAGAATGGTGCTCAATCGCTGAGTTTGATGACGAGTATTCAAATATTTGGTTTAAAAACGCAACTAAATATATGGATATTTATAAAGATGTAGATGCTTTTTTACCAATCGTTGTTGACGTTGATGATAAGTTAGTTTTCGCAGGGTTTACTAATGAAGCGACTTTCGCGGCAAACGTATCGACAGATATGGGAATTTTGACAAATGAAACATTACAAACATATCAAAATTTCCAAACATCTGGTATGGTTTTCAAAAAAGAAAAATACCAAGAAGTTGGTGGTATTAAGTCTAACATTAAACTTACTTTCGGATATGAATTATTTTTAAGACTTACCCACAATTCAGTAAAAATTATGACAATACCTCGTATTGGTTATAAACACATGAATTTAAGAGAAGGATCTATATTTTGGAATTACAAAAATGGTGATGACAGATTAGATCAAGACGAAGCAAGGTTTTGGATTGAGTCAGCCAAAAAAGAATATTTTTTCAAAAACGAAAGAGATATAAATTATGAACCACAAAATATTTGATGGTAAACAATGAAACTGAAGTTTTAACAGAAAAGAAGAAGAAAGGAAGAAAACCAAAAGTTAATAATTATTTTGATGAACGAGAAGAGACGGCGGTTAAAATGTTTTTAATCGCCGAAACTTATGAAGAAAGAAACAAAATATATAACGAATTTTTGAAAGAACCTTTAGATAAAATGATATCTTCAATTATTAGAAGATATAAATTGTACAGGAAGGATATGAACTACGAAGAAATACACGTAGATACACATTCTTTTCTTATGACAAAGATTGAGAAATTTAAACCTTCTAAAGAGAAGAAAGCATACTCATACTTTGGGACGATCTGTAAAAATTATTTGATGGGTCAAATAATGAAAGATCAAAAAGAAATGAATAGAAAAATATCTTATGAAGATATTTCATCTGATCTTTCCAATAGAGCTGAAATGTCATATTTTATTGATAATGACGAATTAAGTTCTGAAACAATTATAAAAAAGTTTCTTGAGAGACTGAAAGATAATTTAGATAATAATGAGACTAATGATCAAGAACATAAATTAGGTTCTGCGATTTATGACTTATTTGAAAACTATAATCAAATTTTTCACGAATCAAGTAACAACAAGTTTAATAAGAATCTTATCCTTTTTGAATTGAGAGAAATGACTAATTTATCTACCAAAGAAATAAGAAATTCTATTAAAAAATATAAAAAGTTATATTTTGATTTAGTTCAAGAATTACTGAAAGATTGATATTTACTAGTATGCCAAGACCACCAAAAAAAGAGATAAATTTATCGAAAGAGTCAATGTTATCTTTGATGCAAGAAATCTACAATGAATTAGTAGAACAAAGAAACACCGCAATTAGAATCCAAAACAAAATGTTGACAATGATGAAGGAACCTGAGGATATGACTCTTATTGGTCCTGTAATTGAAAAACAACAAAAAATAATTAATGACTGTGTCGAAAAAAAATTAACACTTTCAAAATTACAATCGACAATGTGGCAAAAATCGACGGATAAAGAACAGGACTTCACTCTTTCTGATTTAGATATGGATGATGTGGCAATTCAAAGTCTACTTCAAAAAGACATCAACAATGATGGGACCTATAAAATGAAAAAATAATTTTTATATGGCTGTCGATATTAATGAAGATTTAAAAAAAGCAAGTAACAAAACAGGTGTTTATAAAACTTATAAAGAATATAAAAAAAGTTACGAAAGCTTAAAAAAGAAAGCGGGTAGTTCTCAAGAAACCGCAAATAAATTTTTATCTCAACCACTTACAGATTATAAGAAGTGGAGAAAGAAACACACCGCAAATGCTAAAACATTTTTAGATGAATTAATCCAACAACTCAAACAAACTAAAGGTTCTGGTGTTGAGACTGATAAATTAATCAAAAGAATCTTTTTAAATTCTTTAAAAAAGATTAAACCCCAACTTAAAACAATCTTAATTGAGGAGGCGATAAAAGCTTTGGGTTGTAGTAATACAATGACTACAATACCATCAACATACTATGTTCCAGTAAGGTGTGTCGATTTGTTTGGGTCTTTTGAATTGGGTCCTGACGATAAAATTGGTAAATTTTTCTACGAACAAAAACCTATTCAGTATAATGATTTTCCATTTTCAATGAATAGAGAACTTTACCAAAGAACTCAAAATTTAAATCAACCTTATCAGGCAGTTGCTGGATCCCCATATAGAGGTAAATCAAACCAAAATTTATTTAATGTTACATATATAGAAACCTACACGGATCCAATAACATTACTACCCGTAAATGAACCAACCTTCAAAGTTGACATAAGTACGAGAGTAGGTCTTCCGGCTGTTGATATTTTTTTAGCGGATTATTATGAATCAATAGATATTTTGGATTATAAACAGTTCTTCGCAAATCTAACTGATTACGTTACAGGTGTTATTTCATTTGGTAGAGGTGATGGATTTTTAAAAATACAAACCATTCAAAAAGTTTTATTAATCATGCAAAGAATACTTGGTCTTTGTTCTGACTCCAATAAAGAAATTAATGTGGGGGCATCATCTAAAGTATCTGAAGTTGATAATGTTGATGAGTCATTTTATGAATTTAACGATATTGATTTAAGAATTATAGAACAAAGTATTTCAGACATAAAATTGGGTGTTGTAGAATTTGAGGAATGTGATAACATCAAAGTTCCTTTAAATTTAGAAGCGACGCTAACGGCATTAGATAATTTACAATTTAATGAAGATACTTCAGATTTAAATGAGATTGAAGCCGCATCAGGAATAATCTACCCAACATTAGATGACGGATTTAAACTATCATTAGATGCAGGTTTTTTTGAACAATTTTTAAAAGCTTTAGTCAATACTGTTTTGTCACCAAAGAATGTTTTACCAATCATGACATTGGCCGCGATGTATGACCAACCGTTTTACAAACAAGTTTCAAATATTGAGGATTTTCAAAAAAAGTTTAGAACATTTTTTAATGAATTTATGACTAAAGTTACCGCAATTTTTACTAAGGAAGTTTTTAATGAATTAAAGAAAGAAGTCAAAGCATTAGTAAAATTATTACTTCAAGATATCAACGATGAAAAGATAAAAAAACGTTACAGAATGGTTTTAGCGATTGTTGCAATTATACCAGGATTGGCAGTAATCACTAAAGATTTTAGAGATTGTAAAAGTGTTTTAGATGAACTTCTACAATTACTTAATATTGGGGTTAAAAAAAGATTAAGCGCTTTGGCCGAAAAAGGAGGAGATTTACCATTACCCCTTTTATTATCTGCCAAACTACTAGACGGATATTCACCGACAAGATCATTTTTAAATACTGTTCAAAATTTACAAGAAATTGGTGTACCAACCGGACCAATGCCAGATGGTAGTCCAAATAAATTTTTAGCATCAATTAAAGCGATGATTGATGGTAACGCACAAGAAATTGAGGAGAATGGTAAAGTCGCTATCGGTATTGGTCCATTAACTATAACACCGGCTGGTGTAACAATCCCAAAAGACGCATATGGAAAGTTCATTTAACATTGACGAAAAAAGAATCAAAGCTAACGAGGTTTTATTGATAATAAAAGAACATAAAGAAAGATCAAACAGAGATCTCCAAATTGCAATGGAGTTTATTAATGAAGACCACAAAGTAACTAAAGAATCTATAATAAAACTCACACACCATTTAGATGCATTAGAAAATACCTATAATGTTTTACATAAAGAATATACTGAAAGAACTAAAATTTAATGAGTGAACAAAAGATAATATTTCAAGGTTATGTAATTAACAATCAAGATCCTTTAATGTTAGGAAGAATTAGAGCTTTACCAATAGATCAAGTTGAGGCAGATGTATTACCTACTAATTGGAACCCTGAAAAGGATATTTGGACTGAAAGAGATCCTTTGATTTATTTACCTTTGTTACCTTATTATGTGAGTCAAGTACCTAAAGTTGAGGAGTATATTCACATTTTTTACTATAATAAAGATTATGTTGTAGATAACACTAAATTCTACATTCAGGGTCCTATAACAAGACCTCAGAACAATTTTTACGAAAATTGGCATAACTCTGAGTCAATGTTGGCTAGTGGTGTATTTTTGAAGCAAGCTAACAATATTAAAGATCCTATAAGTTTTGAAATCAAAGGTCAGGCAAAAGGTATTTATCCTGAACCTGGTGATAATGCGTTATTAGGTAGAGGAACCGCAGACGTTATTGTAAAACAGGATGAGGTTTTAGTGAGAGCAGGTAAGAACATACCAACCCAAACCGCAGGATTTAATCTACCAACACCAAGATTAAATCGAGGGTTTTTACAAATATCAAATTTTGATTTAGAAAGAGTTGAAAAAGATCCTATTAAAAAAACAATTCTAAAAAATAAACCTCAATTAGTTAAAAAATTAATTGAGTGGGAAGTTACGAATCAAGTAACTATTACTGGAAATACTTCAGGTGGTGGTGTTACAGGATCTACGTTTTATAACGGTAATATAAGTCTATATTCATTATTACCTAAAGACAAAACTAAAACTAGTGAAATCTATATGGATACCCCGTTAGATCAATATAAAAGTGGACCTGAATATACTTTAGTATTTACAGGAAAAACTTTAGATGAGGGAGTAAAAATTATAAATCAATTTATAAATGGGTTGAATGAAGGAAAAATTAATATTCAAGGGTATGAACAATTTCCTTTTGATAATGATTTGAGGATCTCAAGTCAATTCCCATTCTATTTTAGACCAACAAAAAATAATATTGACAAATTAAGTTCAACAGGATCTACAGATTTCAATATGGTTAACAACTTCTTTACTAAAGTAAAATTATTACCATCAGATAGACAATTTGGTAGTGTTTTAGTTTGGGCTAAAAATGTTGTTGGTCAACAATTGACACCTGAAACAGAAACATTAAGGCAAAATACGTATAACCCTAATCCTGTTTCTTACGGAACAGTTGCCGCAGACTTTTTATATTTATTATCACATAAATCTGACATACCTTCGAAAAGAAAAATTATGTTGGAGCCTAAAGAAACTTTATATGGTATCCCACAACCATATTTTACTGAGAACATTTTGCAAAACACTGATCCTATGGTTAGAGGAAATGAGCTAATGAAACTTTTAAAATTAATAGTGGACTTTTTAGGGGCACACGTACACAACATAAATGAAGCTCCAATTCCAATCGGAGTTGATGGGACTAAATTAGAAGAAATCTACAAAATTCTACAAGACGCTGACAATTCGATATTAAATCAAAATATTCGAATTAATTGATATTTATAAATAAAAGATAAATGTCAATTAATAATTCTTATTTCAGTAGAAACAACACCATAGTTTTTAACAGTTATGTAAACACAGGGAGAAATCCTGTTATGCAACTATATTACGGAGATGGTGGTTTAGTAAATCCAATAGGATATTCTCGTTTTATTTTTGACTTAGATTTAACACTTCTAAGAGAAAAATTGGCAACAGGGATTATTTCAACAGGGTGTACTGATAATACTAGACATATACTCAAAATGACTAACACATCTTCATTTAGTGAAGATTTATTAAACACATCTATGCCTGATGGTAGTCTTAGAGCAACATCATTTGATTTAATTTTATTTAGAATACCCCCAAGAGATTTAGACCCTAACCAACCACAATATTGGGATGAAGGCGTTGGTTATGATTTTTATGATATTCCTGATGGATTGGGTCCTAATAGAGCGTATTCAAATAGGCCATCAAACTGGTATCAAACCACAACTATAGATACTTGGGAACAAGCAGGAATCTACAATAACATGAATTTAGGTCCAGTACCTTTTTCAGGATTAACAATAGTAGATATACAACATTTTGAATTTGGTAATGAAGATATTGAATTTGATATGACTGACGAAATTAATGATTTGTTGATCGGTGGAATTGTTAACCCTTCAGGTTGGGGTATTGCTTATTTACCTGAAGTTGAGAATTTGATGGGTACCACAGGTGCTTATTCTGTAGGTTTCTTTACAAGACATACACAAACATTTTATGAACCATACCTTCAAACAACATATAATGATCTAATCGAAGATGATAGAAATAATTTTACATTAGGAACTGTAAACAAATTATATCTATATGTTTATGAAGATGGTGATTTTAAAAATTTAGATACTCCACCATTAGTGACAATTTCAGATTCTTCGGGAACACCTGTTACAGGGTTAATTAATTTACCATCTTGCCAAAGAACTAAAGGGGTTTATGAAATAACAATACCACCCCTCATAGGATACAAGACCCCATGTTTATTTACAGATACTTGGTCAAATATAAAATTAAATGGTTTTTCATTACCAAATGAGATAAATGAATTTACTATCTACCCAACTAAAAGATCTGTACAAATTGGTACAAATACAAACGATCCCGCACAATATGGGTTTACTTATTATGGATTGAAACAAAACGAAAAGATTTTAAACTCTGAAATTAGAAAAGTTGGTGTCATTATTAAACAGGCATATACAACAAATAAACAGCTTCCAAATGTCGATGGACAATACAGAGTTTATGTTAGAGAAGGTCAAACTGAAGTTATAGTTCAGGATTGGACTAACTTAAATAGGACACCTAATGAATACTATTTTATTTTTGATATGAGAGATAAAATACCTAATGAATATTTTGTCGATCTGAAAGTTACAACATCTGGACAGGTTAATGTTTACAAACAACAAATAAATTTCCAAATCGTAAATGAGAAAGTAGAATAAAGAAGTATTTATAAATAAAAAAGACATGTCAACATTTCAAATACTTTTATGTACTGATGAACAATACGTTCTTGGTGAATCGGGAGAAGAAACTCTAAATGCCGGTGAAACTTGGGCTTTCAGTGGTGCTAATGGACAAATTATATGTGGTACAGTTGTTGCGGCAGCTGCTGGGGTTCCAAACTATTCTGCAGTAACCCTTTATGATGGATGTGGAGAATGTTTAAACGCAACACTTGAGTTTTTTACTGCAGGAACACCATATGAAGCTTGTGTCATATGTTGCCCTTGTGGTACAGGTTCGACTGTTAATTCAGTATCAACCCCTCATCCTACATGGACAGGTTTAAATGGACAAGTAGTTGTTCAAGCAAATGCTGTTGAGTTAGGAGGAATGAACGGATTATACGCTTAATTATGAATGTTTTAGATAAAATCATCAGAAAAGTTATTCAAGAAAATATAGGAGATAAACCATCAAAACAAGAAATGGAATCTTCAAGATATATGTTCTTTTCAAATTTGGAACAAATGAAAAGACAATGTGATCTTCTTTTGGAAATCGATCATAATATGATCGAAGAAATATTAGATCAAGGTCATGATTGGGCTCAGGATCATATTGCCGAGGCAAAAAACAATTTAGATCAAGTTTTTGATTTTTTAATGAATGAAACAAATTCTGAATTTGATGCTGAGATGAAAGATAATGTGATGATGGAAGGTAGAAAAAAAACAGGAACAAAACTTTGTGCTAGAGGTAAATCAGCAGCCAAAGCTAAGTTCGACGTTTACCCTTCGGCGTACGCCAACGGATACGCAGTTCAGGTATGTAAAGGGACCAAACCTGGATTGGACGGTAAAAAAAGATGTTCAGGAGCATATTGTTAAATTTTTTTAACTTCCTTTTTGTTAATCAATATTTTTTTTATATATTTGTAGTTAGAAACATAAACACTAACTATGAAAAACTTTTTTAAAAGACTCTACAAAAGATTTAAGGTCAAAATGGCAAAAAGAATGAGAAAATCTATGCCAACTCATGAAGAAATAGAACCTTATGAAAAAACCGCATTCAAAATTGTTGTGAAAATGATATCACATAAAAAATCTGATTTTATGATTGCACCTATGTCTAACAAAAGGTACATTATAAATGAAGAATTAGGTCTTTTCGTCCTTATTGATTTTGGAAGAGTTGAGATTACTAATCACGTATTTCATTATGATGTAAAAATGAGTAGTAGAGATTTTGAACGTGTTACCTACTTATACGATACTGAAACTGAAAAAAGAAGAAACCTAACTGAAGCTGAAGTAAAATCGAATATTAAAAATTCTTTAGTTAAGGTTTACAATAAAATATCTGAACAATAGTTATTTTCTTGGTTTGTAAGAAGTCATAACAGGTTTTTGTCCTTTACCCGTTTGAGTGTCTTTTTTCTCCGCGGCTCTTTTTTGTTGACAAGCAGCTCTTTTAGCCGAATCTGACATCTTACCAGCAACTCCTGCGGCACGACATTTTGGGTATGAACCTTTAGAAGTGTCGTGTCGTCCACAGGGAGGGTGTTTTCCGTCGACTTTTCTACAAATATTAACCCAAGGACCTTTTGGTTGAGAAGATCCCTTAGGTTTCTTCTTTTTACCAAACCAAACAGCTAAGTCTTCATTAATTGTTTCAGGATAATCAATATCTCTTTTATAAGAACCATCTTTATTTTTTTCCCAAACACCAACATTTCTTTTAATATTTTTTTTCAAGGTATTTTTTAATGATTTTTTATTAAAATCTGTTGGTACCTTTACAGTAAATGGATCTAATTCATTTTTTTTCCACTCCAAACTTCCAATTTCTAATGGAGCATTATATGGTCCAGCTGTAACAGTGGAACTAATTTCGTTCAATAAATTATCATAAGATAAATCAACCCACTCATTAAATTTTACTTTTTTTGTAAAAGGTCTCATTGGACTATCCCCTTTAGGTATTTTATGATTATACATATATTGATTTATAACACCACCATCGTCATCTCCTGTCGCTAAATCAGGATGTTTTTTTATAAAATTAGTTATATTGTTTGCCTCTTTTTCTAATTTCACTATTTGATCCCTTCTTAAATCCATTTTATGGTCTAAACTATCATATTGGACTAATGGACTATCGTATTTAGAAACAGGTACATTAAATGGTGCTAAACTATCATCATTAAAAGGTCTGAAACCTGGTTGTACTGGTGTGACATACGCTCCTGCAGCACCTCCTCTTTGTGAAGTGGCCTCTTTAATAACTTTTTTAATTATTTGATTTAGTCTATCCATTTTATTATAATTATAAATATCTCACTTTTTAAATATGGAAGAAGAAAACAAAATCTATGGTAATTTATTTGGGTCTATTAACTTGTTAAGTGAAGATCATTTAGAACTTATATTAAGTACGATGGATAAAGAACACGCACTTTATTATTTAATTGAATCTGTTAAATCAGCATACTCTAAGGGTGTGTTTACAATTGGTGAATCTGAAGTAATCTCTAAATCTATTAGAACTTTAATAAAATAAAAAAGGTCAGATTTCTCTGACCTTTTTCTTATTCGGTTTTAATTGATTATCTCAATTCTCTCAAGTCGAATGTTCTAACTCCATCAACTGTGATACGTCCGTAGAAACGGTTGTTAACCATTTTCTTAGCGTAACGTGTCATAATACCTTTAATAGGTGTAAAGTTGAATGGGTTGTACATTGTAGGTGTCAATTGTAGAGGTACATACGGTGCGTAGATGTAACCTGTGTCTAACAATGATGTTCCTTTGTGACCGATTAACACTTGGTTAGGCGGGAAGTAAGGATCACGGTAAACTTGGTATCTACCAGATAATGTACCAACTCTTTCAATACCCATGTTGTATTGATCTTGCTCAGGAGCCGCGTTAGATACGTGGAAGTATTCTAAATCGTCAAAGATAGCAGAAACCTCAGATGAAACAACGATCCAGTTAGCACCACCTCTCAAAGTAGATTTGTGGATTTGTGCTGACAATTGGTTGATTGCTGTAATCAAAGTTTGGTTCCAGTCTTTTTGAGTGTAAGATACTTGGTTGTTGATTCTTCTCCATCCGTTGTAATCCCAACGTAATTGCCATGCTGCACCTTTACGTAAGTCACGTAAGATTTCACGGTCAATCTCAGCTGCTACTTGCTCAGATAACAATGCCGTTAACTCAGCTTCAGCGTCGATGTTATGGAATGCTGCAACGTCTTGAGCTAATTCAGGAGACCATTGTGCTCTTAGTTTTCTTTCTGTAACAGATACAGTTACTGACTCAAGGTCAAAAGAAACCTCACCAATTTGATCTTCGAACTCAAGGTTAGCATATCTTCTATACCATGCAGTAAATGAAGTAGCTGATCCACCTGATGCGATTGTAGTACCTGTGTAACCATCTAAAGATGTTGCGTCACAGTCAGCACATACAGGACAAGAAAGGTCAACTTCTAACCAAATACATCCGTTAGCGTCACAAATGTCATTATAGTTACCACCGTTACCTGTTGGAGGTGTGTAATCTACAGTGTTGTTATCACCTGCGTTTCTGAATTGTGTGTTTGCGTTAGTTCCGTATTTAACAATACCTTTACCATAGATTTGAGTTACAACTCTAAACAATAGAGGTGCGTATACTGTAGATCCGTTGTAAGTAGTTGTTGTCACACTACAAGGTGAACTTGTGTTAGCAGAGAACCCGTTAGCTGCGTACAATCTAAGGTCAGAAAGGAATGATTCTGTATCCATTTCGTTACCGTCAGGACCAATTAATTTACCTGCTCCTGCACTTGCAAATCCACAAAGTTTAACGATTACTTTTCTATAGTTTCCAGCTGGTATAATTTGTCCTGATCCAATGTTAGCGTCAACCAATGCTGATCCAGCCCAAGCTTGAACAGATGTAGTTGCAGTAACTGCAGTCCATTTACCTTTAGAGTAGTCAAATAATCCTGGAGGATCTAAAGACGCTTCATTACCTTCATAGAATAAATCATAAAGATCTTTCTTGTAATAGTAATCATTGTCAGGGTATCCTTGATTAGGATTGTTTAATCCTGCGTTAACAGCTTCAGGAGATCCAATAGGCGCGTAGTGGTCACCACCAGCAGTACTGTTAGATTGAGGTGTCGAGTTAGGATATAAGTTAGCATACTCAGAAGATGCGTTTGCATATCCTTGGATTCTTGGTACAAAGTAGAACAATTTACCAATAGGTAAGTTCATAGCTTGTACTGATACGATGTCGTTAGCTAACAATTTAGAGAAAACTCTTCTTACGATTGGGAAAACAACTGTTTCGAACGCTCCGTTTGATTGGCCGTCAGAAGTTGCTTCGTTGATCAAGTAAGATGCTTGGTTTTCGTATAATTGTGCAACGTTTTCTTTTAAGTGACCTTTTAGACCATCCAAAAAGCCTAATTTGTCCCACTTGTTAATTGTGTCTTCTTTGATAACTTTAAGGTGTTTCAACCCGATGTTACCTACAAGACCTGATTCTAATAATGCTCCCATTTTTTTAGGTTTTTTATTTTTAGTTTATGTTTATTTTATTTTTCCCATTAAATCCTTCATTCTCAAGAATTGAGGATTTTCATAAGTTTTTGATTCAATCAAATTCACTGCCGATCCTGTTTCAACAGTTCTATTTACAGTTCTTTCAATTGACTCAGTTAATTTTTGTTCTGATGAAGAGCCAGTTGAGTTTAACTCATTTTTAATAACTCTGTACAGATTTTTTGATTCTTTCAAAGATTCAACATTATCAAATCTTCTTAAGATGTTAACTTTTTCTTGTTTAGTAGTTGAATGTTCAGTGAACAAACGAGTAGCGTATGCCAAATTAGAGTTAAACACAGCAACTTCATTCAATTTAGTTCTAAAAACGTCAAGTGCTTTTTTGTACTCATCATTTTTATTTTTCAATAATTGAACTTCTTCATTAACTCTTGTGTTAGGTCTTTGTCTAATTTCTTTTCTATTCACATTTTGGTCAGAACCTTTTCTGTTACCAACTTTGTTAGCTCTAGGATAACTATTAGTTCTCACAGCTTCTTTAGTTTCTTTCTTTTCATAGTCTTTATAGTGACCATCTTTATCACCTACTTTGTGACCTTTACTTCTCTTGTAGTCACCTTTGTTACCACCCCACTCTTTTTCTTCTTTATATTCAAATTTAGCTTTACCTGTACCCATAGCCTTAGTTCCTTTTCCAAAAGCTTCTTTTCTTTTTTCATTGAACCCTCCGCCCATGTTAGGTTTTTTGTCATAGCTAAATTTTGGACCTTTTCCAATTCCAACACCTTTTGGTTTAACAGATTTTTTAATTGATTCCATGATACCTTCCATGTCAAACTCAGCTTCCATTTCCATCATGTCATCATCCATTTCCATCATGTCGTATTCCATCATGTCATCATCCATTTCCATCATGTCATCTTCTTCTTCAAGACCTAAACCGCCTTTGATAGCACCTGTTGCAGCACCACCCCAAGACCATTCGTCAAGTTCGTCAGAGTCCATCATGTCGTATTCCATCATGTCATCATCCATTTCCATCATGTCATCTTCCATTTCCATCATGTCGTCGGATCCGTCCATTTCTATTTCGTAAATTGTTTCATTCATATCTTCTTCAGATTCACCCAATTGGATCATGTATTCGTTATCACCGTCTGTAAGATGAACTGTATTCTCACCTTCTTTTTTCACAACGATTCCATCATTATCACCCATAGCTTTAAAAACTCTTAAGACTTCAGCGTCAGAAGCTCCTGTCATATCGATAGTTTCTTCATCTTCCATTTCGTCTCCTTCCATGTCCACATCTTCCATTTCGTCTTCACCTTCCATATCAGAATCTTCAGTGTCCATTTCCATTTCAGCATCAGCCTCCATATCATCGTCCATTTCTTCATCTTCCATTTCAGTTTCTGTGTCCATTTCAGCCTCTCCACCTGTTACGGGTTCATCTTGCTCATCAATCTCCTCATCTTTTTTTGATTCTTTAAGAGATTCTTTTACTAATTGTTTGATTTCTTCACTCATCGTCGATTGAAGTATTCCTTTTGCATTTTCTTGTAAGGTCTCTTCCAAATTTCTAATTTGGTAAAGAGCATCCTCTACTACATTTTGGTTATTTGCCATATTTGTATTTTTCATTTATTATCAAATAAATATCATAGATTTTAAAAAAAATTTATTTCTTGGGTATTTCAGACAAAAAAAAATGGGAGAAGACATTTTTGTCAACTCCCATTCCTTTAAATTCTTGTTACTATTAACCTTCTATAACCTCATCAATTTTTGATTCGACGATTGCGGTGATTCTCCAATCCATAGAATAATTTTCGTAAACCTTGGTAACTTTAGCTTCAACATCAGTAGGTGAGTACCCACGAACCAATTTTTCTTCTCTCAGCTTTTTAATCTTACCTGTGTTCTCATCAACCATATCAGTGGTGATTTTTGCTACAAAATATTTTTCGTCCATAATTAATTATTTATTCAAATAATCGGACAATCTATTCATTAAGTCAAGTGATTTTGATCCTGTTTCACCAATATGTCTTTCGGCTTGCATTTTTTTCTCCTCATCTAAATTCTCTTCGTAATTCATTCTTTCGTCTTTATCTCTGAAAAGATATGCTCCTGGCGTGGATGGAGATGATACTAAGTCAAAACAAATTAATTCAAAATCATCCTGTACTTCGTTTTGTTCACCAACTTTTTTAAGAGACCCAACACCACGAGAAGATATACCTAATGTTACACCTTGACGAAGATAGTTAGCTGCTAAATCCCCTTTTGTTGATACAATCCCTCTTTCGTGAAAACCAGGACTTGTAAGTAATTTTAATTTACCTAATAACACAGGACCCTCCCACCATATATCGGTAATGGCGTGGGATACTCGATCTAAATCTATTAGAGATGATTCAGGGTGATTTAACTCAGAAAGAGCGGTTCCTTTTTGAATCATCTTTTTATAATTGTCAGCTTCTCTTTTGAGAATCTTTTCAGGGTAAACTCTCCCGTTTCTATTTGGGGTATTGTATTTTTGTAATACCGCATAAAACTCAAATGGTTTTGAATGGTCTAACATATCTCTGTTCTCTCTAATCATAGATAAGTTTCTTCTTTCATTTGGGTCTATATATCCTGCGTCATACTCAACAAGAATCCCTTTTCCTGAATCTCTTGGTCCTAATATTTTTAAATCGCTCATTTAATATTTTATTTATAAATACTAAACAGTTTCAGTTTCTTTCTTAACAAGTTTTTGATTTCCGTTTTTTGTAAGAAAACATTTGAAGTATCTGTTTTTACTAAAAGCATCACTGTAAACTTCTTTGATTAAATTTTTAACTGATTTTTTTAATTTTGGTGATTTGAAATCCATTGGTTCTAATACAAATAAATTTATTTCTAAATTCATGAAGGATTTCTTTTTTAATTGTAGTCCGCTTGTTCTGAGGTCTAAATCTACAATAAATTTTGTGTCAAATGTATCTTTGTTTATATTTTCTAACACACAGTGTTTAACTGATCTTGTCATATTTAAAACAACTCTGTTCCAATTTTCCACTTCTTCTTTAGGTTCTACCCATGTTTGGATGTTGATGTAAATTGACTTTAAGTTTTGAGAATCAATAGTCCCATACTGGGCTTTGAATGTTCGATATCCACTTAATTTTGTGGTTTTTCCTTTTTTCATAGAATTTTTTCATGCTCTGAATGTTTATTTTTGATTAAATCTAACAAATATTTATATTTATATCAACAACCAAAAATTTTATGTTATTAGTAGAAGTAAAAAAAGGAAACATTGAGAAGGCCCTAAAAGACCTGAAAGGAAAAGTTATTAGAACCAAACAAAACTCAGCTTTGTTTGAGAGAAAAGAGTTTGTAAAACCTTCAGTTAAGAAAAGAGCCCAAATCATTAAGGCTTCCTATATTCAAAAATTAAAGTCCCTCGTTTAGTTTTCCTAACTTATAGTAATTCAATTCGTTAAACGATTCGTTTTGCAATTTGTTTAAAACTTGATCTATAGTCTTTGACGTTTCTTCGTCTGAGCTATCTTTTTGCGAGTTTAATTTTTCAAAAACATCTGACTTCAATTTATTATAGTTTTCAATCAAAGTTTCTTTTGGGGTAGATAACAATTTCTTTAATTCTTTTCTTTCAGATTCAGAAAGTGACTGAATGTATTTCTCAACAGTTTTGTTTGCAACATTCACCATAGATTTTAAAGGTACATTAATTATCTCTTTTTTTTCTTGTTCTTTAGTTTTTAAATTTTCTAAAATAACTTTCTTACTTTTAATTTTGTTTTCTAAAGTTAAAACATTTGTTGAGAATAGATTGTCAATTTCTTTGTATGTATTTTCACACTGAACATGACCAACCCACATTTTAAGTTCTTTCACACTGAAAGGAGAAACTTTATTAAATAAGTTTTCGTATGCGGTTATTGATTCATTTATGAATTCATTTGCAATACTTTCCTGAAGACCTTTATTACTTGATAATTCGTCGTACAAGAAAAATATTTTTGATATATTTTTGTTTTTTAAAACTAACTCTTCAAATACGAATAAGTTATCCTTTAGAGTACCTTTTTTATAGGATTCAGTTAAATGTGTTTCTATTTTTGATTTTAATTCTCCGAACATTTTTGTTTTTTCTAATAAATATCAACTTAATTTGTTTATTTCGTCATATTCAGTATCTGTTGTTTCTTCATCTTAAGAAGAAACTTCATATTTTTTTCAGTAAAATTTTTAAATTTACTCATGTAAATAAATATTAATCACCAAGAAGTTTATTTAATTCATCTTCAATAAGACCTAAAGATCCGTTCATTTTTTTAAAATCTAAAAACTCATCTTCATCAAAATCATCATCTTTAGATTCTAATATTAGTTTATTTTTTTCTTTTCTAATACTTTCAGGAACCGTTGGTGCCGCTTCTGCAGGTGCTGCTTCTGCAGGTGCCGCTTCGGCTCCTGGTGCTGCTCCCTCAGCCCCTGGTGCTGCAGGTGCTGTAGGTGTCATTGTTCCACCTGTTACAGGTTTATAAAGTCTATCTACAGTATCAAAAATACCTGTTTTTGTGATAATTGTTGCGGTATTATCAAGTTCAGTAGAAACCGCTCTCTCCATTCTAATTTGTTGTAACTCAAGTTTGATTTCTTCATCTGAGAAACCAAAGATATGTTTCTTCGCCCAAGTAGCTGAAACAGGTTGGATTGATTTTGGAATTTCACTAACCATATCTTTGTATAGTGTTACTTTTTCTTTCCAAACATCAATCATTAACAAGTCGGCTTGTTTCGATGGGTTTGTAAGTTGTAAAGTAAAATTTGACAACTCATCCTCAAATCCCATAAGGAATAAGTGGATGATTGCAATTTTGTTCATTTCTGCAATTGCAGATTTTTGAATTCTATTGATTGTTCTTGCAAAACGAATATCTAATAATGATAAGTTTTTACCATCACCTACAGGTTCCTCAAATCCTAAATAAGCTTTAGGAATACGAAGTGCTGTAACTAATTTCTTTTGGATATATTCAATATCTGCAATTTCAGATAAGTTTTGTGCTCCCTGTAAAGTTTCAATCGGACTTTGTTGTGCCGGATCACGTACAGGAATAAAGTAATCTTGATCTACCGCCATTTGGTTAAATCGTAAATCCACATTTCCTGTTTTTCTATCAACAACTTGATCTCTTTTAAATTTGTTTGCAACTCTTTGTACGTATGGTTCTACGTCTTTGTCATCCATGTTACCAACGTAAACTTTAAATACTCTTCTTTCAGGTGCTCTTGATGTTCTATAAATTAACATCGCATCTTCTGCCAATACCAACTGTTTCCAAATACGACGAGCTTTTTCTAACATCGATGTTCCATAAGGTAGTTTTCTATCATCACCCAATAATCTAAAGTGAGCGACCTCCCAAGTATTAAATTCTGTGTCTCTTGATTTCCACGAAAACTTAAGTGCCTTTCTGTTTAAATTCATTGTTGCTTGATATGTTCTTGAGTCAACTCCTCTTTCTAATCTTTCAATTTCAATATTAGGTAGTTGTAAACATCCTGTAACTCCTTTTTCAGGGTCCAATTTTAAATAAACAAAATTATCACCATACTTACACATGTTTCTAATCCACATAGGTAAGTTGGTGTTTATATCTAAAGTATTGATGAATAAATCAACTAATATACTTTTTATTCTTTTGGATTCTGAGTAAACCTGTAAAACATAACCGTTTTGATCAGGTGTTGTTGATTCCTCAGCATAGATATCTAAAGCAGTTGATATCTCAGGAGTATATTCCATCGATTCATAGTCATAGAATGCTGCTAATCTTGTTGGTTCGTAATATACGGCTTGGGTATATAAATTATTTTCTACTTTAGCCCAATTGCCACTTAAATAAAGAGATTGCTGATTTTGAAGTTTTGCCTTTTCGTATTCAGCTTTATCTTGAGTTTTTAAAATTTCTTTTTTATCTAACTTGTAATCAGGTTGACCTTGACCTAATGTAGAATCAGGTCCAAAAGTCGTCGCTAACCTTTGCCAAACCGTTAGATTTTTATTGTTATTTTCCATATTAAAAGTTTAACTATAGATATAAATATTTCAATAGTTAGTTAGTCGTCGATCCACTCAAAGATTGTAACGCTTCTTTTTGTGTGGGCGTTAGATCATAAGGGTTTGTTTTTTTAAAAGTTACAGGAAATACTTTTTGTCCTGTTGTTACTTCACCTGAAACAACCAATCTTGATCCATTTGCAATTCTACCTGTTTTTGCTCTAAAATCTAATCCCATAATTTTATTTCATTAAACCACCAAATAACCAACCATATGTTTGATAGTCGTCTCTTGATGGACCATTATTATGTAATCCCATTCTATCTCTAAGTACATTCTGATTGGGTATTACAGGATCAAAATGTGCCTCTTTGGCAACCGCATCATTATTTACGACAGCCCAAGACTCAATCATATTTTTTGTGTGTTCAGTAGCTCTTTCTAATTTTGAAAATGAGGATTCTCCAACATATAACGCCATTGATATACCCATAATAAGGTCATCGTGTTGACCTTTTTGGTGGTCAGGTCTACCGTTTATGTAGACAAATGTGTTCATCTCGTTATACAAACGAACACTTCTAATACCAAATTTATGTCTTACACTTTCCTCAAATGCCGCAATAATCTGAACTCTTTTATTGTTAAAGTTAATACCTGGTATCTTATCAGCCGAAGTTTTATTTACCGCCCATATATTCATAGAATCAACTCCATCAATATATAAACTTTTATAACCCAACTCTTGCATTTTTCTAACTGTCGTTATACCCATACCACCGGTAATATCGACAACAACAAACGCATTATACATCATGCCCCACTTATATGCTACTTCCGCCAAAGTATCAGGTGGAATTTTTCCTACATATTCTAAGACTTGTTCTCTTTCGTCAAAATCAATTATTTGAATAGATGAAAAGTCTTCACTATCACCTCGAGAAACATCGACACCCATAATGTACTTGTGACCTTCAATTGGTTCTTTCCAAATCCATAAGGAATTACCCATAAGTTTCGAAGGTGGTTCTTGTATTGTATTTTCTTTAATAAACTCTAATTGTTTGTTATCAAATACGTTGTCTCCCGAACCTAAAAATTCACAATTTAACTCTTGGTTAATTTTACGTTTATCGTATTTAAGTTTTTTAACCATTTTTTCATACCAAGAAGAACAAGGTTTGTATCCTTGACTAAAAAAATGTTTCATTTCATCATAATCCCTATTAAATGGATCAGTATGAGCCCAAGAAATATTTTTTGATTCATCAAAATCTTCACGATTTAAAAGATAATGAACAATATCATCGGTTGGTACCAAATAAAGATCCTTGGTATATCTCGGATCTCTATACCAATACATCTCAGAAATTTTGAAGTTATTCATTCCTTTCAATGATTGGTCATATATTTCATAATAAATTGGGTCATATCCGTTTGGTGTAGAAACCACAATTACCTTACCCCCTGTGGATAAGGATGCCATACAAGCCGCCCAGAAATCACTATCGGCTTCGATAAACGCCGCTTCATCAAATACAAGAATTGTTGGGGTAAATCCACGAAGGGCATCTTTTGATGTTGCCACCGCTTTAACCTCAGATCCGTTATTTAATTTATAATGTCTTTGTGAATTTTTATCGTTTGAGAATCCAGCTCCCACCCAATTTGGCCATTGATCAACAAAGGCTCTAATCTTATTTGCCATTTCCATTGACGTATCAAGTTTGTTGGCAATAATTAGAATTTTTTCAGGTTGAGTTTTTTTAGCAAATACCAATCGTTTAGATATCCAAGCTGCGGTTACTGTTGATACTCCGGCCTGACGATACTTTAACGCAATGTTTTCTTCAAATTTTTCGTAGTCATCTAACAATGATACTTGATCAGGAAATAGTTCCAAAGGAACGTATTTGGATACTGTGTTATCGTATGTTTGTAAATATGTTCTTAGAGCGTATGGAGTATCACTCATACATCTAGCATATTCAATTAAGACTTGTTCTTTAGTTAATCCCATATTACATAAATATCAATTCAGGGATTTTGTTGTAAAGTCTATTTTTTACCAATAGAAAACATTTTACCTATAGGTAGTTCCATTGGTGCCTCAGCAGAAAACATAGTAACTTTTTTTGGTCTACGAATTATCATAGACTTCATTTTTTTAGATTTTTTTTTTACTGTCTCAATAATATCTTTTTTAGTCATTTTTGGTGAGATATTATTATCTACCATTTCAGATATTTTTTTTTCCAGAAATTTTTCAAAC